ATCGCCGACCGACGCGGCTGATAATATCACAAGCGCTGAGTTGCAAGCCGGGTTTGATAATTTCGGCGATGATGTCGATACGGATTCTTTTGCCGCAATTGTAATTAATCCGCGTCTGCGCTCCAAATTTGCAGGCATGGACGAATTTACAAATGCAGCGCTTACATATCAGACCACCGACAACGGCATTGTCCGCAATGGCGTAATCGGAAAGTATTTCGGCGTGCCTGTAATTTGCACGGCAAACGGCACCTACGACAGCACCGCAGGCGAATGCAAGACCTATATTGTCAAGCGCGGCGCATTATCTTACGTTTTCCAGAAGAATATTACATACAATGAGGAATACAAGGCGCTGGAACTTTGCACCGATATTTCCGCGTCTATGCTCTATGCTGTTAAGTTGCTTAACGACACAGGAATTGTAGTGCTTCGGAAAACGATTGCCCCATCCGAAGGTTAAATTTTATAAAGGCCGGAGCGCAAACTCCGACTTTTGCCATGCCTGCTGATACCCAAACCCATTACATGATATTCCTCCATAGGGCGGAATCAGCAGGTGTGGCAAAGGTGTGCTAAACGCCTTTATATTTAAGGGGAGGAGTGAAAATCTAAAATGATAACAGGAGAAGAGTTTAAGAGAATCCGCGAATATAAAGGGTTATCTTTACGCGATGTCGCAAGATTCTGCAAAGTGTCGCCCCAGTTGATCGGGCAGATTGAGCAGGGCAAGAAAGAATTTACGGACAATAATTACAGACAGATTATTGACGCGCTTAACATTGCTTCAGCGGCGAAGCAAAGAGGGCAACTTATTAAAGGTGTGAGAGGACGTAAAACCATTTTAAAATAACTTAAAATTGAAAATCAAAGGAGGAATTAAGCAATGCTATATTTTTTAGTATTACAGGTAGGAAGGAGTGTTGACGATAATCACTTTCAATCCTACGGGAGATAAATAATATCGCTTGAACCGACTACAAAATAATATTGCGAAAAGCAATAATGAAAGAAGAGTTGAAATGCAAATTACCAAAATGGTATAAAAGCATAAACAAAGATAAGTATTATCTTGTCTTGTCCAATGATTTTGACAGCTACTATTCGTGCAAACTATTAAACAAATTATTTCGGATAAACATAGGCGGATACTTCGATTTAGGCCAAGGATTGTATTTAAATAGAGAGCGAGTTTCGGGAAAAATGCCTATCTATGTGGATTTGTCCGAAATTAACGGCATGTGTTTTGACAACCATTACACATTTATTCCCAATAGGAAAAGGGTTTCCCCGAATAATTACCGAACGGATTATCAACACCGCTACAATGGCAGTACATTTGCTTTTCTAATTGCGTTATATGGCGTTGATTTAAGACGCTGGAGCATACAGCAGCTTGACGCACTGATTGCTATTGACGGCTGGGACGCCGGGTACTATAAGTATAACGGCAGATACCGCAAGGTAACGCTTGCATGGATGGACGCGTTTGAAATCGGAAAGTATCTGATTCCAATATTACAAGCGCACGACAGACAATATTTTCTTAATTTTGGCGACAAATATCATCTGAACGCAAAAATAGAAATGCGCGGGAACCGACTATATTGTAGTCAAAATATCAAATTACCGTCTGTAAATTTTGAAATAGCACAAAAAACAACACGTGAATTTATGCCGTCGTATAAACTGCAAGAGATTTACGAATGTGAACCGGATTTAATTATAACGGCGGCTGAAACGTATAAAGACAAATACTCAATTTGTAGAAAGGTGAAGTAAAATATGAAAACACAAACGCAGGAAGACGTTAAAAAAGAAATTCGCGAACGTTTTATCATTTGCTATAGCTGTAGGAAAATGCTTTATTTAAAGAGCAAAGGATTCCGTTATCTTTTTAAATGCTTTAATGAGCAAAGCAGATGTAATTTCTGGGTTTTCGACGCGACGCCTGAAGTAAGACAGGCGCTATCAGAATATAAAAGACCAGATCAGATGTAAGCAAACAAAACTTGTTATCTTGAAAATCAGATTTTGAAAAGGGGAATTATTATGAATCACCAGAAATATACATACTGTTACGATCCGAATCAGGCAAAATTTTACATGGCACACGGATTAAAATGTGTAAAAAAGGATATTAGCAGATCAACAGGAAAAAGCTATTGGTCTTTTGACTGGAATGCGTCACAACCAATATATGATCTTTGGATGAATCGCATGTACGGTGATAAATCAGATTATATAAAATATCGGAAGGAACATAATCTTCCGCTTAAAAATCCAAAAACCAAAATAACTTATATTTACAATATTTACAAAGCTAATTTTTACATGAAGTACGGACTGCGCTGTTTAGGCACAGGTTTTAACAGCAAAACGCATTTGATTTACTGGACTTTTGACACGGAAGAAACAATACCATTAACTGCAATTTGGGAAAAGCACAACAGATTAATAAACAGGCAAAAACAACCGCCTTGTTAAAGCACCCCTATTAGGAATAAATAAAGTAAATTTAGGGCTATCCAAATAGGATAGCTCTTTTTTATTGCAAAAAAAAAAAGGATGATGAATTATGAATGTCAGATGTATGTACTATGGTAAGCGATATAGTAACAAACCGGATTCAATTGAAACTAAGAAAATCCAGAAACTTATCAAGCCCATTACTATTGGGATTGGTGATTTAGCAGATGGATTATCTAATGGTGCTACTTTTAAGCCGGCACTGTTAAATGGAACAAAATCAATCGATTGGGTATCCCAACAGCTATTCGCTTTGGATTTTGATCATGGGACTACCATTCAAGCGGAATTAGATAGGTGCAGAAAATTAAATATTCTGCCCTGCTTTGGCTACACTTCATTTAGTCATTCTGAAGCGGAACACCATTTTAGGTTAATATTTTGCACTGATAAAATAGTTACGGACAGAAATGTCCGAAACAAATTACAAGATACTCTTATTGATATATTTCATTCCGATAAGGTAACTTATGATTGTACCAGAATGTTTTACGGCGGGAAGTCGCTAATTTGCGATACCTATACAAATAGGATTAATGCGGAACAGGTTATTAAGCAGTATTGGAAACCAGAAATATCTAACCATGAAAAATCCAATACCAAAACGGTATCGAGTTGTAAAAAAAAACTAAAGCTATATTCTAATACAGAAATAAATGAAAATGTGGAAGCTATAAAAAAGTTAGACGTTGAAAAAATGAGAATATTACTGGAAAGTACCCCTGATAAAGAAGGTACTATATCTTCTTCTATTAGGGGTAACTTCCAGTTAAAGAAATTTCAGAATGAGAAAGATTTATATAGATATATTAACTCTATTGATCTATCAGAATATTTAGGTATTGACGGTTATGTAAATTGCATTTTGCCAGAGCATGAAGATTTTGAACCTTCCGCCCATATCTATGTAACAGATGATAAAACACAGGTTTATAAATGTTTTGGTTGTGGTCACGTTTATACCATTATTGGTATAACAGAGAAGTTAGCGCATTGTAAAAAAAGTAAAGCTATTGAATTTATAAAAGCAATATATAATTTAAAACTTGAAAAATCAAAATGGGTAAAACAACAACAGCAAATGTTAATTGATAATGCAAATTATCTTGATTCAGAAGATTTTGAATTGCAATTTCCTACGTTATCAAAACTAATTAGAACTCGTAAAGTACATATTCAAAAGATACTTTTACATTTTACTCAATATGTTCAGGATGATCTATTGATAGATAATAGACCATTTTTCTATGATAGCTATAGTAATTTAATGAATGTATGCGGGATTCAAAATGGTAGTCATAAGATATTATCGCAGTCATTAACTTTATTTGCATTACTTAATATGATAGAAAAATTATCCCCGGAAGTGATTCCTGATAAAGAACTGAATAAAGCAAAACATATTGCCGCTACATATGGATTTAAAAAACTTACAGGTTTTTATAGCTTTGAAGAATATGGAGTAAATTTATTTGAAAATAGTGAAGAAATTGCCAAAACATTAAGAAAGAATAATATATCACTTAAAGGATTAAGCCGTGATTATATACTTCGTACTTTTGGTACTGAATTAGCAAATAAGGCATATCCTCAATTCAAGTTTGAAAACAAATTAGGTACTTCTAAAAGATCAAATGAAGCTACTTCAAAATTAATGAACAAACTTTGCAATATTATCAATAAACAGGGATATTGTCTTGAATCTGATATTAAGGGGAAAGGTCAAACTGAAATCCAATGGAAACGAAGTATTCAACAGATACTAAATATAGGAAATTTTAAGAGAGTGAAAGCAAGTAAGGCAAATAAATTGCAGTATCATATTTCCGGAAGTATAAGCTATCAGTCATATGTGATTGTAAATGGATAGTTTGGAAAAAAGGTACACTAATAGAAGGTATTATTAGTAACCTTCTATCAGTATCACATTAATTCAAAATCACAATACATATAAGGTTTATAGAAACGTATTAAGATTGGCATGGAGAGAGATTATGCTCACAGGCATGGAAAATCGGATTAGGAGGAATTTTTATGACTATTGAATTAGCTAACGCTTTAAAGCGGAATCAATCTGTATTATTGCAAAACTGGAAAGCATTTGCAAAGTTGCAGGCGGCGTACGAACGCGGAATAATAAATCAAAGGCAGATTAACGCGATTTTAAAAAAGTTAGGTGAACAAAATGGCGCGGAATAAAAGTACGGTGCGGCCTGAAGAATCAGTCAAAGCTCATCTCAAAAAAATTGTGAAATCAGACGCAAAAGTGTATTATATAATTTGGAAGTATGCACCTGAATTACTGCCGCAGACGTGTAAAACATTTAACGACTTAAAAAGCGCCTATAAGGTGTTTCCGCAAGAAAGCACAGACAAGGCGGCTGAGAATTGGTTGCTTGAGGAAGATGTGCAGACGGCCGTTAAGTGGCTTTTAAAGCGCGAAAATCAGAAGAAAATGATTGAATTATATAACATATACTTTCGCAAAGCACAAGACAGCACGGACGCATTTAAGGCATTTGTTGATTTTTCGCACAAATTCTTTGCGGATGATAAACGGAACGACCTGTTAAGTATGGTCGAAAATATGAGTGAAAATGATTTAAAAGATGATTAATTAGATTGATAATCTGATTATTACTCATGGTGGTATAACTATACTGCCTTGAGTATTTTTTATAATTTTATGATTTAATTCATTAGAAATAGAATATAGAATTGGGGTGTATGAATGACAATCGAAGAAAAATTAAAGAAATTATTTACCGACCCGCTTTTATTTATGCAGAACTTTATGTGGGTTATAAATAAGGACGGAAAACGTGTTAAATTCAAATTAAATCCCCAACAAAGGTATTTATTGAAAAATGAGGAGAAATACAATATTATTTTAAAAAGCCGACAATTAGGTATCTCAACACTTGCGGTCGCGCAAAGTATTTACACGGCAATTACAAAACCGAACAGCACATGTCTTTTAATGTCATACTCAATTCAGTCGGCGGCTGAGATTTTTAATAAATTAAAACAGCTATATAATAATATGGCGGAACCTGTTAAGGTGCCAATTTATAATAATAATAAGAAAGAGTTAAGTTTTGTTAATGGCAGTCACATTGTCTGCACAACTTGCGGAAATAAGGATGTGTCGCGCGGTGCCACTATTACATTTGCGCATATCTCAGAGGTCGCCTTTTGCAAAGACACAATCAGGAAACAACTGATTGCAATTGAGCAGGCATTAACTCCGCACGGCACAATTATTTTGGAATCGACGGCAAACGGAATGAATTATTTTCAGGAGTTATGGGCCAAAGCAGAACGCCGTGAAAATATGTACAAGCCGTTTTTCTTTAGCTGGATCGACGATAAAATAATGTTTAAGGACGAGTACAAAGAATTCTCCAAGCGTTACGTAAATTTGCACGGTAAATTACCCTCTGAAAGCAGTAAATCCTCAAAAGACGGATTAACGTCTGAAGAGAAGCTGCTGATTAAAAAAGGGGCAACTCTGGAACAGATTGTATGGCGTCGCCTGAAAATAGCAAATACAAGCGAACACGCTTTTAAACAAGAATTCCCATCTGAACCACTTGAAGCATTTGTCAGTACCGGCTGTAATATTTTCGACGCGCAGACAATCCATGACAATCTAATCAGCATTGATAATTTTAAAACGATTACACGGGAAATGCTTCCGAAGGATTTTCCCGCGACGCTCAAAACGTGGCTAAACAATGGTCTTACAATTTGGAATCTGCCAAAATTAGGCACGCGGTATTATATCGGCGTTGATACCGGGGAAGGTATCGGAGAGGATTATTCGGCGCTTGAAGTTTTGAATGCGAATTGTGAACAATGTGCCGAATTTAAAAGCAATAAAATTAAACCGTATGCCTATTCGCGCATTGTGAGAGATATTGGTATTTTTTATAAAAGCGCGAATCTTGTTGTTGAAAAGCAATCGGCTGGGCATACAGTCGTAGACAAATTGTTTAACGAATTCCATTACAGAAATATGTACTCCTATATGGAGTATGACGCGCGCTCCCAATGTCTGTTGCCAAAGGTTGGTTGGATGACGAATCAGAAATCCAAACCGATGCTAATTAACGATTTTGTCGAAATGTTTGAAACAAATCAAATGATTGTTAAAAGCAAAGACCTATTGCAGGAGTTGAAAGTGTACGAATTCAGCGACGGAAAGATGAACGCTCTACGCGGCTCCCACGATGATCTTGTAATGGCAATGGGAATGGCAATCCAAGGCATTAAATGTGGAATTAATTACAGATAAGGGGTGGTTATATGATAGATATTACAAAACCGTATTGGTGGGAAGATGTCCCGCAAGAAATTGAGCATCAAAAACGCATTGCCAATGTGCTTAATATTAAACAATATTTCTTGCGCCTACATAAAGTGCTGCATAGGCCTGACTTTAAATTTAAAGGCGAAACTTATAAAACAGCTAAGATTGTGCTCCAGACGCTCAAGAGTATTTCGGATTTTCACACCTCCTATATTTTGGGTAATCCTATCTCAATCAACGGCGATCAGGGGCTTGTGAAAGAGTTCAACCGCATTTATAAAAAAGGGCGTTTTGATACAATTGATTATAAAATCGCACAGGATTTAGACCGGTACGGCAACTCATTTGAGTATGATTATCTTGACGGCGATGTTGTAAAATGCCATTTAATCGCGAATGAATCTGCCTATCCTGTCTATAGCGATGAGGAAAACTATATTGCATTTGTAGAATATTGGCAGGACGCGGAATCTGGAATAAAGCATTATTATGTGTATTATCCTGATAAAGTGCAGGTATATCAAGACAGCGTTTTAAAAGATGAAAAGCCGAATTTGACCGGACTTCCGATCCACTATGCGCTGCTTGACAAAACGGAATATAATTTTTTCGGCGACGCTCCGATGAATGATCTGATTCCGGTAATGGACAAAATTGAGAAATTGCTTTCCAAATTGGATGATAGTATTACTACGCTATCGTTAAATCCGCTGGGTGTAAGCATTGGGCGCGGCATTGATTCCTCTATCAGCAAGGATATGTGTGGTGAGACGCTCAATTACGAAGCAGGCGGAAACTTTAAATACGCAAGCGCTGAGCTTGATTATAACAGCATTAAACTGGAGCTTGATAACCTGATCCAACAGCTTTATACAATTGCATGTGTGCCAAGCGCCGTAATTGGTCAGAGCAATATTGCGAACGTGTCGGAAATTTCGCTAAAACTGCTATTTAGTCAAAGCGACAACCGCGCGAAAAAAATGGCAAAGGTGATTAAAGATGGATTTTTCCAGCGATTTATCTATTTTAGAAAATTGCTCGCCTTGCAAGGCAAAACATTTTCCGACGATAATTTTCTTGATATGAATATTACATTCAATTTCAACAGGCCGATTGACACGCAAAATATGATGAACGAATTAAAAACACAACATGATATGGGATCAATCTCAAAGCAAACCATTATTGATCTTAGCCCATATACCACCAACACGGCCCTTGAAATTGACCGCATTAAGGCCGAAACAGAGCCAAAAATGCCGACAGAAGCGAAGCCGACAAGTTGACATGATTCCGCCTTTATGATATACTTTTAGAAAATCGAATCTTGTGTACAGTTTGGCACTATGTGACTTCAAAAATCCGATAAAATAGCAGGGTGCGCTTCTGCGCGGCCGTTGTGATGAGAGATGGAGAGGTATCGAAGCGGTCATAACGGGGCTGACTCGAAATCCAAGCGGGAAAATCCTATGCAAACCCGCATGAATCCTAAGTTTTTTGCACATTTTCAGAATTTTTAACCGGTAAATCTTATACAGAGTTTCGACCTGCTGATTGTACACCTGATTCAAAAAAAAGGGGTGCATCTACATGCAGGGCAGTGTTAAAAGGACGGAAAAATCCGAAAACATCAAAGACGTGTATGTTGAGTTCCAGCGCAAAAATCAACTAAAAAATCTGTCTAAATACACAATTTGGTATTATGCAAACACGCTAAGGCCGTTTTTTAACTATCTTTCGGGGGTTGGAATCAGCTCTATTAAGCAGGTAAATCGTAACGTAATCGGGGACTATATTTTAACGCTTAAAAATAGACACCCGAACGCCATTACTGTAAATACGCATATACGCGCTGTCAGGGCATTTATGTATTTTGGAATGGATAACGGGTATTTGCCTTATTTTAAGATTTACACGCTGAAACAGCCCGAAAAGGTAATGCAAACCTATTCGGACGCCGATGTAAAAAAGCTGATAGCAAGGCCAAATCTTAAAACTTGCAGTTTTGTAACCTACCGTAATTGGGTGATGGTCAATTATTTTCTGGAAACAGGAAATCGCCTGAGGAGTGCACTCAATATCCGCGTCGGAGATGTGCATTTTCCTGAACGCAGGATTACAATTCGCGCGACTAAAAATCGGGCTGAAATTGAAACGCCAATCACGAAAACGCTGCAAAGTATCCTACCTCCTTATATAAGTGCGTGGGGATTAAGGGACAGCATGTACCTGTTTCCGAGTGTAAAGGGCACACAAATTACACGTAATGCGGCAGAACAGGCGATACACAACTACAATCTAAGCCGTGGCGTTAAGATAACATCTATCCATGCGTTCCGCCATACATTCGCACGCAACTATATTGTAACAGGCGGTTCGGCCTTTAAGCTGCAATCGCTTTTAGGGCATAAGTGCCTTGAAGAAACGCGGCATTACGTCCATCTGTTTGGCACGGATTTAGCGTGCGATATAGACGCACACTCTGTGATAGAACGCCTGAAACTATCACAGCCAACTTACCAGTTTAAGAAAAGCAATAGGCGCAGATAATAATAAAGTGTAAATAAAACAGCTATCGCAAATGTGATAGCTGTTATTTTTATAATCTTCCGCTGTAGCTTAATAAAAATACATTGGCGTATCTCTATCATTAATTGAATTACTTTGCCTCCTGCACCGACTTCTGCCATTACTCAGTAAATACTTAGCTCTTTGTCTATTTCTTTTGTTTTCGCTATGCTCCACACACCAATTAATACCCTGTATTCCAAGACCAACTATCATAGCTGCAAAAAACATAATTATACACCCTTCTCTATTAAAATATAATATATATTGTGCTATAGCTCTTTTGGTTACAGTTTGCGCGTATGCACGAATGGCAAAATTAGGTTGCTATAATTATGCTCCATTATAAAGCAAATTGCAATACATTTAAACATAAATTTTTAAAAATTGTAAACTTATTAACTCATTTTGGTTGACAATTAGCCATAATTTTTTTTGCTGTTCTCAATTTTGACCACGAACAGCGAGTATGTTAAAATGGGCTGAGAAAAACCGCCCCACACGAAAGACAAACATGGAACGGGAACAAGCGGTATGTAATAATGTTGCAAGTGCTTCATCTCTGCATGAATTCCAATAAATGGGTTCACTGCCCTATTAATCAAGGCAAACAGATTAATAAAATGAATGAGTTATCCAAAACACTTATTTTGTATAACTCACATTGTGCAATGTGTACATCAAACACCAAAATAATCTACTTTTATATGTTAATATAGCTAAAAGCAATATGCCATACACCATATATAGTATTCTTGACCTGTACATTGAACAAGGTACCTGTTGGATTGGTCAATATCACAATGAGCGCAATTGATGTACAGTGGAACTAAATATGGAGTATTTATTCAAAGGCGGCTAAGCCGACAAGAGCGAAGGCGGGTTACACCATGTGCGCTCGCTTGTGAGTATGGTTTATAATATGTATATATTTCACATAAAATATAGATAATATGAACCCCCATTATGTAAAATGACCACACAGCTAATACACTTTTTTTCTGCCAAAAAAAATAGGCCAAAACTTAGTAATTATCAATCTAAACGCTAAATGGCGCAAAAAAAAATAACAGCTACCGCAAAAGCGCGATAGCTGCTATCCTGCTTAACGTTATGCGATTTTCTTAAGACCTTGCTCAATCGCCTTTTTTTCGCTGTCTGTCAAACATATATTAGCAACTGCTTCTTGCGTATTCTTTCCACTCAAATCTTCCATTTTTGCATATGTTCCAATATAGTAATTCCGTTCGCCATCTGTGTCATCTATAAGCAAATGCAATCTTACAGGTTGAGGCCAAATAGCATTTATTCCATATTTATCTGTTAATGCACAGAATACAAACTCAAATAGAAGTTTTTCATTTTTTGCTTTAATTAATGGAATTCGTAAAAAATCACATTCTCCATTCGCAGTAATGCACGATTTGTCTATGTGTCTTAAATCTAATTTATCCAATGTGATTTCAGGGCGCAACTCATCAAAATCGGTTTGCATGTAAAATCTCTCCTTATAACTTGATTTTTTTAACACTTAGTTGTAGAATGTGAACGAATTGACTGTTCATCATTATATTCCTAAAAAAATAGGAAGTCAACACAAAATTCCTAATTTTCTACGAATTTGACTGTTTGAACAATAAGGTGGCAATTTATAATGAAAATTTTGGATGAAATGCAACAAAATGTATTAAATCGGATTCTTGAACTAAAAGATAAAAATAACTATTCGGACAGAGAATTCGGAATAAAAAGCGGATTAGGAGAAAAAGTCATTGACAATTGGAAACGAGGCGCTTCTACTTCTTATATGAAAAATCTCGATAAGTTAGCAGATTTTTTTAATGTATCAAGCCACTATTTGCTTTATGGAAACATAATAGACTTATCTGAATTTCAATCTGAAAATAAAATTGATATTTCAAAAAAATTAGATACAATATTAAAACAGCTTGAAGATCCACAAGTCGCAACAGTATTTAATGGAACACCAATGAGCAACACCGCAAAAGCAATGTTAATAAAAAGTTTTAAAAAATCTATAGAAAATATGAAAATTATTGAAAATAAAGAAAATAAAAAATCGGAGTGAAATCAATGCGTATAAAAAGAATTGCTGATTTAATTTGCAAAAAATACAATACGCGCGACCCGTTTAAACTTGCTCATGAACTTAAAATTTATACTGTATTTGACCCACTAATAGAAGTAAATGGATATTATATTTACGACGGACATATAAAAATGATCTGCATTAGTAACATCTGTTCAGAAGAAGAACAAAGATTTATATGCGCTCACGAACTTGGCCATGCTGTTTTACATTCAGATATTAATATATCTTTTTTTAAATCTAAAACGTTTTATCCTGTAGAAAAAATTGAACGTGAAGCTGATAAATTTGCAATAGATCTATTGTTTTCAGATGAAGATATGGAAGAATATTTACAGCTTTCATCGCCTGATATAGCAGAACACTTAAATCTTCCACTTGAATTAGTAGAATATAGATTAAGTGTTATTGAAAAAAAACCAATGTGGACTTAATTTCATATACATTCTAATTTAACAAAGTTAACTATGTAAAGCTAATTTACATCTTTAGAATTAGCTTTCGCAAGTTCACTTTGATAAATAGCCTCAAGATTATTCCAAAATTTAGCTGGCACACCAAGAACCATTTCCAAACGCACAGCCATTTCTGGAGTTAGCTTAACTTCTCCACTCACTAATCTACTAATGTGTTTTTCAGAAATTCCCATCCGTTTAGCAAATTCTTTTTCACTCATTCCATTTTCAGCAAGTTGTTCTTTAATAGTTACACCCGGAGGCGTTGCAATAAAAGTTTTACTTTTTTTCATTATGATGTGCTCCTTTGCAAATTACATAACGATCCGATCAACGTATAGTTCACTATTTCCACAATCTACACAAAGCTTTAGTACATTCAGTTAGCTTATCTTTAATATTGCTTTTAACTAATAACCATATTCCTATTAATGTACCTTCTAACTTGTTTCGATAAAGTTGAAAAGTAGACAATTCTGTAAACAGATTGTTACCAATAGGAACTTCTTCCCATTTCACACCTTATTCCGCCTCCAAAATAAAATCAATAATTTATTTTACAGTAGATGTTTGTCTACATACTCTTTTGTTATTTCGTCTTCTTCGCGCTCTTCATCAAACGGATGATCAAACAATTTTACGTTTTTATATCCTAAATCCACTAATTCATTTCGTTTTTCAACCGCATCATTTTTACACTCAAAGTCATTAATAATCAACGGTGTATCTGTCCCTAAAAAACCAGAACCATCTTTTTCATAGTATGCCACGGCAGGATAACCCATTTTTATTCATCCTTTCTTACGATAGAATACAATATTATTCAAACAATTCATCACCTGAATATTCTTGACAAAAATCCAATACGTTTCTTGCAAACTGAACAGCGTATTTTTCAGACCAAAGCTTATCTTGCAAATCATCGGCATTAAGATTGTTTAATTCAGGATAATCTTTTTTCGTCTTTTCGATAATTTTTCCCATTTGATATTCAAAATCGTCTTCTTGTGTAAATACTTTCATAATAACTCTCCTTACACACAATAAAATGAAAAAACATGTTTAATAAAAATACATTGGCGTATCTCTATCATTAATTGAATTGCTTTGCCTCCTGCACTGACTCCTGCCATTACTCAGTAAATACTTAGCTCTTTGTCTATTTCTTTTGTTTTCGCTATGCTCCACACACCAACTAACGCCCTGTATGCCAAGACCCACTATCATAGCTGCAAAAAACATAATTACACACCCTTCTTTATTAAATATAATATATAGAAACAGTATTTCATAGCCTTAACGCAACCTTAACGGAAGTACAAACGTAATTGTGTCACCATCTGTAAAAAATACACCATCTATTTTTCCGCCTATTGAAATATAATGTATCTTAGATTTTAGAAATTTAGTAGCATGAGAAATATACTTTGGGTTAAATGCCTTTTCACCAATTTTATAAATATCACGACCTTTAAGTTCTTCTACGTTGTTTCTCCAATTTCTCGGTAAATTCTCCTCAATGCAAGTATGATACTTACCATCAAGATAGTTTTTCCATATACCAAATACTACTTTGAATACTTGATACACATTATTTTCATATTTATAACATTTCGTATCCTCTCCTTTAATTTCACAAAATTTATCATATGCTTCACGTCCCTTTATAATAACAGCATAAGGGCCACAACAAAGAAAAGAACCATGTTCATTAAATGTCCCAATAGCCTTAGATGTATAAATTTTACCATTAATTAAATATTTTTGCTTATCTTGTGGTATTTGACCTTTATTTAATTCTGTATAAGTAATGCCATCATTATATAAAGTTCTAATTGCCTGTTCTTGCTTTTTTGTCATACACAATACATCCTTAAAAATTATTTTGCCATTCTCTATGTGCCTTAAATAAAGTATTTTTTAACTTATCCCTATTAATATACTTAGCTGTATCTATATAATTCATTGCTTGTTCAATATAATCATTCATATCATCTGCCGCGCTTTTCTGTGATTCTAAGCTACATTCGTAGGAATCTAAGTCTGTATGTATTTTCTGTTTAGTATAATCTGCTTGTTCTTGTAACTCTTCAATTTTATCTACAAGTACACTTGCTACGTCTTCTCCAAGTTGATCTCTAATAAAATACCTTAACTGTTCTATACTTTCAATTCGCTCATATGTTCCATCTTTAAGTTGAATACGCATTATCAAACAACCTCTCTTTTATGTAATTAATTTTAGTTCTCACTGGTACGCCCTGAAGGATAAAAACAGGACGCACTATCAAAACTAAAATTTATCATAAGATCTATGTCTCGTTCTAATAGATTATATACGCATGTGTCAAAATTTATTAGCAAGTTCACTACGCTTAATTAATCCAGTAACTTTAAGATTAGGCGGTATTTTACCTTTATCATCATGCAATGTAACAAAATCATCAGCCATAAGTTTATAATCATTTATACCATCTGATACATAAATACTATCTTTGTTTATAGCGTTAATAAAGAATACTGCTTCTTCTTTATTATTTGGTGTTACAGTATTAGCACCACTAAAGTCACTTACATTAGGATTTGCTCTAAGTTTAATTAAGTCACCAACTTCAATTTTGTGTAAATCAAACTCACATATTGTTTTTGATTCAATAATATTCAAATTAGACACCTGAACAACACTCCTTTTACTTATATCAAATTGATCGTGTCAATTACATAGAAGATTAATTAGAAATGCTTTTTAGTTTGATGAAATATCAGGCAGCCACGAATAAAACAATACAAGAACATGCCAAAACAAATCCAAATCAAAAAATCCGGAATAATCAAATAGTGATTAGCTTTAATAATTGTCATCACAATTCCAAGAATTAGAAACAAGACATCCATAATATCCGCCCCTTCAAACAATTAGAAACAAAGCATATCCAGTATGCCATGACGTATCATCACTTGAATAGAATCAGGCATACTTTGTACTACTATACTAACAGGTGGTTCTATATGATTAGTGTCTATATTAGCCACAGAAGCCATCAACCAGCCAAATGATACCGTAATGGTATATATAACGACCAAAACTAATTGAACTATGTAAGGCCAAATAGGCCCTTTTACGGGCATATCAGCCACCCCCACTTTCTATTTGACTACTTTGTATTTACGCTACACTATCATCTGTGCTATCGGAATCTTCATCGCAAACGCGATTATACGCTTTAATAATCGTATCTTCGTACTTGTTCATATCCTTTTCAACGACGCATGTCTTAAACAGCTCTTTGTGCTCTTCTTCATTCATATCGTTAAATGCAACCGGATGATCGTCGTCACGTGTATTTAAGACCGTATTCGCTTTTTCACTGCAATACTTCTGAAATGCTTCATCCTCTGAATCATGAGTCACTTCCTTATCATTTACAAATGCCTCATAATCCTTCTTCAGAACATCCTCGCGCGCCTTAATGGCACTCGCTTTAGAAGAACCACGTGTTGAATTGTCATTGTACACATCGTCAATTGAAGCGCGTTTCTTACCAGCGTAGAAATGCCTAATCCAATCAGCGAATGTGTACACAGATACATCATCTTTAACGCTTCTAAGCGCAAATGGAATGATAGATACTAAATGCGTCTTAGAAAGAATACGCTTCATAACCTTCTTGTCACGTTTAATTTCAACTGGATCTTTATTAGTAATATTAGCGATAGCTCTATAAGCATCCAGCACGCGCGTAAAGGCGCTATTCACATCAGATACCTGCTCATCTGTAATAGAGGCATTTTCAAGTACAGGCTGAAGTTCCTTGCGCTCAAAACTCGGAGATTTCATATATAGAATCGCCCATGATTTCATAGCAAGATCTTCTGCTTTATTATTTGCAAGGGCTTTTTCTGTTAAAGCATTCTTGAAAATCTCATGACTTGAAATTTCTTTAATCTTTGCATGATCTTTAATTTTCACACGCATTACGTCAAAAGACGAAAGCGCTTTTCCGTTATTCCAGCGGTAAAACAAATCTGAAATTTCTTCCGGTGTTGCATCTTCGATATAATACACTGAAAAGATATACGATTCAAGTGCATCACGTAAATCTTCAGGCAAATCATTGAAATATTTTCCGTTAAGTTCTACTAGTTCCCCATCTTCATCTTCAAATTCAGGTACATCCTTCAGCGAATATTCACCATTGAAAAACCCATGTACCGCATGAAACCTTTGTTTTCCATCTAACACGTAATATACCTTATTCTCTCTTTCCGCATAAACAGGAGGAATAGGGTATCCACGTATCATTGAATCCATTAACAAACTGGAACGTGAATTATCCCATACATAACCACGCTGAACCGCATTGTCAAAGTTAAACTTCTCACCATCAATCATCTTGCAAACCTGCTTTGCGCTCCACGCCATGTGAGCAATTTTCATTACGATACACTCCTTTTTAATTTTGTTGACTTAATTATAGCACCTATTTTGCAAAAGTCAATACAGTTATCAAATGTTTTAATTTTATTACAAATCTAATTTACGAAAAAAATCACCTGCTTTTCATGTCATACAAAATCATCCGATTGAATCTGCTAAAGCTACCGGATCATCACAAATAACACCATGACAATTATTATACACTTGTTTATCATTCTCATACATAGTCATCTGATCTTTATTTTTTTCATAGCATACATAACGATTCAACAGACATTCCTCAGGGAAATCACCGTATTCATTATCCTCCGTTTCTGTATAAACAGACAAGTCTATATACAACTGGTTAGGATGGCAATCATACTTTTCAGCAATTACCTTTAAAATTCTATGGCATTGTTCAAGTGTTATTTTATTGTCAACAACTTTTGTCATAACACGTTTTTCCTTGCCATTGTCAAAACATTTAGTTCTATTCCCATCAAGATTTACATGAACATATCTTTCCCCATGGAGAAAACGCTCTGCCTTTTCGTAATTATAAATTCTATCCAGAGTTACTCCAAGCTGCAATTCAAGCATATCTTTAAATGTGGAGGTATGCAAGATTACTTTAATTCCTTCCCACGAATCATTCAAATCTTTTAAGATTGTATTATACTGGTCAAGCAAGCTACGCGCTTCTTTTCCAGTTAATGCTGGAATATTACCTATACACCGCTCCATATATTCACGAATAAAATCCACACGCGATTTATAAATTTCATCTTCCGTTGCACGTGCAGTGCCAAAAATATCATGTGCCATTTCAGATGAAATCTTTGCAGGCGAATCTTTAAGTTCGCACGTGCAATCTTTATTTTCAAAAACCTTTTTATATAGATAATATTTATTGATCATAAAATATCCTCCTTACTCATATTTTTTTTGATTATCAATATGATATTTCTTTGCCAAGCACACGCTCCAAGTCCACTTTATGCACATGCTTATTAATTCGCATATCACTATCAAGGTCTTGCTTAATAAGTCTTGTTACATATGCCCGAATAGTTGTATTATCAAACGCAACTTTCAATTTTACACGTTTATATGTTTCAGATCCTATTTTAAAACAAATCATTTTGTCATGCTTTTCTAATGGCATTCTACCACCCCCACCAGTGTTTGTTATCAGCATCGTAATTGTCGCTATACATCCGCGCGCAACCGAAACAATGCACGGATGACGGAAAATCAATTTTATAGGCGCAGCCATCACAATTAGCTTTTTTATCCTTCAATAACGCAATTTGCTTATCAGCTTCCTCAGAAATCCGTTTGTAATGGGCGTATTCTTTTTTCAACGTCTCTACCTGCTCTTTCAATCGTACAATTTCCATATACTGTACCGCCTTATCGCGCTCGCCCTGTTCAATATCTGCAAGCATGGTACGCCTATCAATGTTTGCCTGATTTTCTGAATCAATACCTGTCTGTACTTGTGCCGCTCGTGCTTTAATTTCTTCAAGATGTTTATCGTACATTTTAAACTACACCCTTTCCAATTGTATTTTTTGCCAGCGTTCCGCAATTTCCATTAACAAATTTCTTTCACAATTAGCAGTTGGAATACTTGAATTCTTACGAAAATAACCCAACGCTTTCTGAATATTTTTGTCCTGCTTTATCAGATTGTTTTCAACAGCTCGATTCCATGAAGTATAAAACGCAGAAAGTTCCAGATCGTTCATATCATGAAAATAATTCATTTTAATTAATCCTCCTCAAAACTCATCATATTTTTTATCAACCACAACGCCCAGATCTTTATTATAAAGCACATCAATAAAAATATATCCATTTTCAATTTTATAACTATGGGATAAAACATACTTTACAGGAATTCCTACCTCATAATCGTCAAAATTCCCATCTGCCTCTTTTTTAAAACAGTTAGGC